CGCTTGGCATCGGTTCTTCTTTACTGGGAGGCTGATCATGGGAGCAGTATCGTCTGTGGTCCACGCTGTGGGCAAGGTGGTCAAACCCGTTGTGAAGGCGGTCGCCAACGTTGCAACTGCGGGCATGTACAACCACATGCAGAACAAGGCCAAAGATCAGGCAAGGAAAGCGCAGGCTCAAGCCGCTCGACAGCAGGCACAGGCTGAAGAACAGCAGTCTCAGAACGCCAACATGGCAAACAAGAAGCATGCAAATGTCGGCGACACGGTTATTGATGACACTCCGGAAGGAATGAGTGAAACGGTGCTTGCGAGTGAAGCAGCGCAGGATGATCGCTTCAAACTGCAGAAGAAACAGCTTATCGGGGGATAGTTATGCCCGCAGATATCAAGCTTATCAATCAGCGCTTTGAGAGCCTCAAGCAGGAGCGCAGTTCTTGGGAGGACCTGTGGCGCGATATTCGTGACTACTGTCTTCCGGACTTAGGGTGCTTCCCAGGTGAAGATGCAACTCAAGGCTCAAAGCGTTATCGCAAGATCCTCGATGCTGAAGCAATTGACTGCGCGGATGTTTTGGCCGCGGGCTTGCTCGGCGGCGTCTCGTCTCCTTCCAGGCCGTGGCTGCGCCTCACAACGATGGATCCGGATCTCGATAAGAATCCCGCTGTCAAAGAGTGGATGACGAAGGTTCAAGACCTATTGCTTCTCTACTTCTCAAAAGCCGAATGCTACAACGCGCTTCACCAGAGCTATTTGGAGCTTCCGGTATTCGGCACTGCATGCACGATCGTAAAGCCTCATCCGGAACAGCTCATCTCCCTGCAGAACCTCACAATCGGGGAATACTGGCTGGCTGAAGATGATTATGGGAAGGTCGATACGATGTATCGCCGCCTTTCTCTCACGGCGAAGCAAATGGTCCAGCAATGGGGTTTTGAGGCCGTAAACAATGACGTTCGGCAAGCCTTTGAGAAAGATCCTTTTACCCGCTTCAATGTGATTCATGCGATTGAACCGCGCATTGAACGTAATCCCGATAAACGAGACAACAAGAATATGCCCTGGCAGTCCGTTTATTTCCAGGAAGGTGTGCAGGACAAAGTTCTCTCTGAGTCAGGTTTTAGAAACTTCCCGGCACTGTGTCCGCGCTGGATGACTTCGGGCGGCTCTGTATATGGCCGCGGTCCCGGTGCCAAGGCCTTGAGCGCACAGAAGTCTTTGCAGAGACTGCACCTGAGACTTGCTGAACTTGTGGATTACGGAACTAGGCCGCCGATTCTCTACCCGTCCACCCTCAAGGATCAGCTGAGTCAGTTCAAGCCGGGAGGCCGCGTGGCGGTCAACCCGCAGGAAGCTCCGATCATCCGCTCCATGTGGGAAGTGCGAACCGATCCGCAGGCAATGTTGGCTCTGATTCAATCGACGCGTCAGGACATTCAGCGCATCTTCTTCGTCAACGTTTTTCAAATGATCGCGGCTACTGCGAATCAAACCGACCGCACCGCGACAGAGGTTCAGGCACTTGAGCAGGAAAAAGTGATGATGCTGGGGCCTGTGTTGGAGCGCCTGCACACCGAGCTTCTTGATCCGCTTGTAACAAACGCCTTCGGCTTCATGGTTGAGTACAACATGCTTCCGGAAGTTCCGGAAGAACTCTACGGCAGAGAACTTTCGATTGAGTATGTCTCGGTTCTGGCAGAAGCACAGAAGAACGCGTCAGCCAACGGCATTGTGAGAACGGCTCAACAGATTGGCCTTCTCGCTCAGATCAATCCCCAGGCCGTGGACAAGCTCGATGTGGATGCAACGATCGATCAGCTTGCAGACATGAACGGTGTTCCGCCGTCCTTGATTGTGACAGGACAGAAGGTTGCCCTTATTCGCCAGCAAAGGGCCGAGCAACAGCAGGCGCAGATGCAGGCCGCACAACTTCAGCAGGCAATGACAAGCCTCAAAGATCTAGGGCAGGCAGCTGACTCTCAGGGCCTGCAGGAAGCTTTCTCTGAAGAGGGAGCGCAGTAAGCGTCCATAAACCTAAAGGGCCCTAAATGACAATGACAGACATAGATGATCCGCTTCTCGAAATCGAACAGCGGGAGCTGGCTGAAAAGGCAGAGAAACAAAAACTCAAGGAGCTGGAGATTGCCATCAAGAAAACTCTTGAGACAGTCGAAGGCAGAAGGATCTTTCAATGGATTCTCGACATGACAGCCGTCGACAGTTCGGTCACGTCTCAGGACATGACGCTGATGACGATAGCTTCCGCAAGGCGCGATATCGGTTTGCAAATATTGAATCGACTCAAGGGCATCAATCTCGAGCTGGTTCGCAGAATGGAGAACGAAAAACTAAATGGCTGAAACCGCAGAAACCACTGTCAACGAAGCAGGCGCTGCCGCAACTGAAGGCGACGTTCCTCCTGCAGATCCTACTCCGGCACCTCAGGATGCGACACCTCCGGCACAGCCCGAAACCTCCGCTGAAGCTCCTCAACCTAAGGACGAAGAACCTGAAGGCATGGGCGCAGACGAGGAAGAAGGCGAATCTAAAGAGGAAGCCGAAAAGAAGGAAGGCAACGACGTTTTAGGCGCGCCAGAGAAAGGTTACGACGAAACAGGCATTGAACTTCCGGAAGGCATTCAGCTCGATGAAGGAGCGATTGAGGCGTTCAAGAAAGAATGCAAGGACCTGAATCTTTCTCAGGCCGCTTACTCGAAACTGGTCACAAATATGACCTCTGTTTTGGCAAAGCGTGCGGAGGAACAGTCTGCTCAAGTCAAGCAGGCCCTGACTGCTGAAGCCAAGGCTGACCCTCAAATTGGCGGTGCGAACTATGCGGCCAACCTTAAGAGCGCAAGCCGCTTTTACGCAAAGTTCTTTGACGCTGAGACTCGCCAGTTCTTCGAGTCTGTCGGCCTCAATCGTCATGCAGGATTCATTAAAGGGTGCCTTGCCGCTCAGCAGGCACTCAGCGATGACGCCGTCGTAAAGGGCGGCAGGTCGGGTGAACTCTCAACAGCCGAGCGCGCCCGGGCTTTTTTCCCTAACTCAAAGATGAACTAATTTTTAGGAGTAATTACGATGGCTGCTGAATATCCAACACTGGTTGACCTCGCATCGAGACTTGACCCGAAAGGTGAGATTATTCCGATCGCTGAAGTCTTGTCTAAACGAGACCCGATTCTCAAACTCCTCAGATGGAAAGAGTGTAACAAGACGGATGGCTACCTTCATGCCATCCGAACTGGCATCCCTGAACCGACTTGGCGCCGCCTTTATCAGGGCGTTCAGCCGCAGAAATCCACGACCGCTCAGGTCACCGATACCTGCGGAAACGTTGAAATGTACGCTGAAGTCGATAAAGACTTGGCTGACGTAAACGGCAACACAGCCGCCTGGCGCCTGTCTGAGCAGAAACCGTTCTTTGCCGGTATGGGCAACGATATGGCAAAGACAATGTTCTATGGTGATATCGATGCCGAGCCGGACAAGTTCATGGGCCTTGCCGCTCGTTATAACGACACGAGCTCTACAACTCCGTCCTCTCGCAATGTCATTAAGGCTGTGAGTACCGGAGCTACGACCAAGAAAGTCACTTCGATCTTTATTGTGTCGATGGATCAGTTCTTCGGCATCTATCCGAAGGGATCCAAGATCGGTTTACAGCACACCGACAAGGGCCAGTGCACTCACATGAACTCCGACGGCTCCATGTATGAAGTCTATCGCGACCACTACAAGTGGCAGGCAGGTGCCGCGCTTAACGACTGGCGCGGTGTGGTCCGTGTCTGCAACATCCCGATCTCCGACGGTGCTGTCGACATGGGTTCCGAAGATCTGATCAAGAAACTGATCGTTGCAAAGAACCGTATCCCGTCAGACCTTCGCACAAATCTTCACCTTTTCTGTGCTGAAGAAGTGCATACCGCTCTTGAACTTGCCGCTTACGCCAAGAGCACAAACGTTCTCAAAGTTGTTGAGGCCGCCGAACAGTTCAAGACCATGTTCTTCGACATTCCGATCGAAGTGTCTGATTCCATCAGCCTCACTGAAGATCTTGTTTCGTAATAGGAGAAAAAGATGAGATTCGATTCCAAGCTTATGTTCAGTGACGGCCAGTCCCTCTCCGGGACTTCCGGAACTTCCACGAACACTCTTGACCTGAACAAGGCCGGAGTTTCTGAAGGTGAGCTCTACGTCATCTTGAGTGTTTCCGGTTCCGCTCTGCCGACCTCTATCGAGGTTCTCGGCGGTTCTGCCAGCACTTCTGTGACTGATACCGTAGCAACGGCTTACGGTACAGATACGGCAATCAAACTGCCGCAAGGCTGTCCGCGTTACCTCAAGCTGTCCTTTACCGGCACTGCAATGAGCTGCAAGGTCACTGCAGGTATTTCCCTGTGCGCCTCCTCTCCGAAAGGCAAGCGCATCGGTGACTATGCAGCCGAGTAAACAGGATTATTCCTAGCGAGCATTTTGGGGGCCTTGCGCCCCCTCTTTTTTAGGAGCAAACATGTCTTCTGTTGTCGACATCTGCAATATCGCTCTCTCGCGACTGGGAGATAGAGCGACAGTGACCTCAATTGATCCGCCTGAGGGAAGCGCTCAGGCCGATCATTGCAGACGCTTTTATCCCATTGCCTTAAAAACTATCCTTGCCACCTATAACTGGAGCTTTGCCACAACGCGCAAAGAGCTTGCTCGTTTGACGGCTGAACCGATCGGAGGCGGCTATGCGTTCCCGATTCCTGCCGACTGTGTGAAGATCATTTATGCCTATCCGGTTGACGAAAATGGAAACGCAACTCGACAGACTCTTCATTACGTCCGAGAGCTGATCAACGGACAAGTCTGTTTGGTGGCAGAGCAGAAGCGTATATGGATTAGGTATATCACCACGGAGGTTAAGCCTGAAAAGTTCTCTGATGTATTTTCTGACGCCTTGGCTTTTCTCCTTGCCTCTAATCTTGCGGGCACTGTTGTTCCGGGGATGACGGGTGTGCAGATGGCGGCTGAGATGATGCGGTTTTACGAAGATAGACTGTTAAAAGCACAGGCTCAGGATGCAGTTCAGGACAGAGATCATCTGAGCTATAAGCCTGACTTTATCGGTGACTACGATGACTGGGGGAGGGACGGACATGAGTGGCTCAACTAAAGTCCTTCAGCGCTCTTTTGCCGGCGGTGAAATTTCTCCGGAAATGTTTGGGCGAACAGACGATACAAAGTATCAGACAGGCCTTGAGACGTGCCTGAATTTTCTCTGCCGTCCCCAGGGCCCGATTGAAAACAGACCCGGCTTTGAGTTTGTGCGTGAGGTCAAAGACTCAAGCAAGAAGGTGCGGCTGATTCCGTTTATCTTTAACGCTCAGCAAACCTTCGTCATCGAGCTGGGGCACAAATACGCCAGATTCCATTCCTTCGGCGCAACGTTGATGAACGGCAATCAGCCATACGAAATCACAACGCCATGGGATGAAGATGATCTCTTTGAACTTGAGTATGTGCAGTCAAATGACATCATCACCGTGACGCATGAGGATTACGCTCCGACGGAGATCCGGAGGTATTCCAACACCGATTGGCGACTGGCGACGATCAGCTTCTCTTCAACTTTGGCCACGCCCACAAACGTGACCGCTGTCAGAGAAACGACTACGGGCAACGAGGATAAGAACGCCGACAAGTACACGTTCCAATATAAAGTCTCCTGCCTCAATGCTGATAAGACAATCGAAAGCGAACCGAGTGCAGCAGTCTCTTGTACCGCCAACCTCTATGCCACAGGTACGACAATCAAAATCTCATGCTCGGCCGTGTCCGGAGCAAGTTACTACCGCTTCTACAAGAATCAAGGCGGCATCTATGGTTACCTAGGAGACTCGGAAACCACGTCCATCATTGATGACAACATTGCTCCGAAGACGGACATCACGCCTCGCCGATATGACTCAGTTGTCTCTTCCGGAAATTATCCGAGCGCTGTAGGTTACTTTGAACAGCGCCGATGGTTTGCAGGTTTTAAGACTGATCCTCAGCGTGTGGTTGCTACTCGTTCCGGCACAGAGAGCGATATGACTTACTCCCTGCCGTCTAAAGACGATGACCGCATCAACTTTAGAATTGCGGCTACAGAGTTCAATAAGATTCTGCACATTTCTCCGCTGTCTCACCTGATCCTTCTGACAACGGGCTCTGAGATTCGTATCAGTCCCCAGAATTCAGACGCGATCACTCCGTCTTCTATTTCTGCTCGACCTCAGAGCTACAACGGAGCCACGACAGTCAGGCCGCTCGTTTACAACAACAATCTGATTTTTGCTTCCGCCCGTGACGGCCATGTCCGAGAACTCGCCTATCAGTATCAAGCAGGCGGTTTTGTGTCCGGAGATCTGTGCCTGAGAAGTCAGCACCTCTTTGACTTCAAGACGATCAAGGACGCCACGGCACAGAAGGCTCCGTACCCCATCATGTGGTTTGTCTCCTCCGACGGAAACTTGCTCGGCCTCACGTATATTCCTGAACAACAGGTCGGCTCCTGGCACCGTCACAACACAGACGGAGTTTTTGAATCCTGCTGCGCTGTTTCAGAAGGCGTGGAAGATGCCCTTTACTGCGTGATCAGAAGGACAATCAACGGAAGCCAGAAGCGCTATGTTGAGCGTATGAGAACACGAAACTTCAAGAATTTGGCTGATGCCTTCTTTGTCGATTCCGGCGCGACCTACAACGGGACGCCTACGACCACGATCTCCGGAATTGATTGGCTCGAGGGAAAGACAGTTTCTATTTTGGCCGACGGTGCTGTCCAGCCTCAGCAGAAGGTTGTAAATGGCAAGATCACTCTCAACCATGAGGCCTCGGTCGTTCAAGTCGGTCTGCCGTATCAGTCGGATGTGAAAACACTTCCGGTCATCCTCCAAGATCAGTCCGGAGGTATGGGGAGAGTTAAGAACGTCTACAAGATCACAGTGCGGGTTAATAGAAGTTCCGGAATCTTCGCAGGCCCCAGCTTCGACAAGAAGGACCTTGTTGAATACAAGCAAAGAACGATCGAGCCGTGCGGTTCTCCTCCTGCGCTTAAATCTGATGAAATAGACCTTCAGCTTTATTCAACATGGACTCGAGGCGGTCAGGTGTGCTTGAGACAGCTCGATCCGCTGCCCGTCACAATGCTGGCTTTGACCTGCGATCTCTCGGCTTAACGTCCATAAACATTGAAGCTTCGCCGTTACCTTAGAGAAAAATTGAGGTAACGGCACATGGGTAAGTACGATCAATATGCTGGCGAGGATCTTGACGTTCCTCTGTACGAGGGACAGGGTTCCTCGTTTGGTTTTTCTAAGATAACTTCGGACGCGGCAAACGGTCTGGGCAGTTTCGGCCTTGGATTTTCGATGGGGCACAATGCGGTCAATGGCATTGTTGCTCCGATCCTTGCCTTTCGCCAGGCTAAGCAGCAGAAGCAGCTTTACAAAATTCAGGGCGAGATTTCAAAACTGCAGGCGCAGTCTTTCCGGACAGCGGCCGAAGATGTTTTGAAGAGAGCTCAGCAGGAAGTTGCCGCGGTTACTTTTCGTGCCGGACAAACAAAGGCCAAGACTAGAGTAGCTCAGGCGGCAAGCGGTGTTGCTCTCGGAACCGGAAATACGGCAGAAGTGATGGCTTCTTACGACATTGCCAAAGAGATGCAGGTCAATCAAATCCTTGCAAACGCCGTTGCTGAATCCTTTGGCTATCGGCGCAGGGCGGTCAATTACTCAAACAATGCGATCGCTCTCAATGCCCAGGCCAAGAACATCTCTCCCTGGGCGTCTGCTGTCGCCACTGGCATGAGCATTCTCATGAATCCGAACGGAGCAAAAGGCAATCCGCTGGATCCCAACTCCGGATCAACTGGATCCGGTTATCTCGATAACGTCGTAAGCATCGGCAAGTTGTTTACGAGCGGCGCCGGCGGCATGAGCGGCGGAGCAGGAGTCTAAACATGGGAACAATGAAACTTCCTTCTGTTGATAATCCCTACGGCGTCCCGGTTGCGATCTCTCAGCCGGGCGGAATGCAATCTGAAATCATCACTGCGCCAGAGAGTCCGGTGTCGGTTCGACACGCTGGCGAGGCAATGAATAAACTCTCCGGAGATCTCAGGGATGCATACGACAAATGGCAGCTGGAAATTGATAAGACGCGCCTGGATGACTTATCGACTCAGCTTGAACATGCACGCATAGACCTCAGAGTTAATCCGGAGAACGGATACGAAAGACTCAAAGGCGTCAATGCCCTTGAACGACCTGATGGCAGAAGCCTAAATGATGAAGTCAGTGATGCCTTCAAACAGCGTTATGAGAAGCTGAGGGAGCAGGCCGGAAATGCCCGAGTCCGCAGCGCCTTTGATCGTCTTTATCAGGCCTCAAGCCTGAAGCTCAATGATCAGGTCAACACCTATGTCACGAGCCAACAGCTCGAATACAAAGACGCAGTTCTTAAAAATCAGCTTAGCCTAGCCCTTAACCAGGCAGCAGACGCCGATCCGGAAACAGCAAGGTCAGGACTTGTTGCGGCTCGTTCTATTGCTCAGCAGATCGGAGACTTTCACGGCACGCCTGTCGACATGATCAAAGTTCTGGGGCCGATCCACGAGCTCCGAGTGAGCAATATGATCGATGCGGGCCAGCTCTCTCAGGCCAAGGCTTACATTGCTCAGCACAAAACCGAGATGGGCCCGAAAGCAGGGCTCAGATTAAAGTCGGCAATGCAGATGGCTTCAGATCGAGCGACTATCAACCGCTACACGGATGAAATTCTCAAGAAGGACAATGGCAAAGCCAGAGAGCTTTTAGACAACATCAATGCTGTTCCGGAAAAGTATCGCGCCGCTGTCAAAAACAAGGTGTACGGAGCCAAGAGAGAGCAGGAAGCGCTTGAGAAGGCGACGAACTACGACAATCTCAATCAGGCTTTTCAGTTTGTAGACAACGGCGAAGAGGTTCCCGCCTCCCTTATGTCGACAATTAAGACGAACGACCGCGTCGGATACGAGAAGATCCAGCGAGCAATCGAGCATCAGAAGTTCCCCTGCACTGAGGATGATCCTGCCGTCCTGGGCAACCTTGAAGAGTTGGCAGAAAGAGATCCCGAAGAGTTTGCGCAGACTAACTTTGATCAGTACCGCGGTTACCTCACAAAGCAGACTATCAAGACTTTGAAGTACAACGTCGAGAAACTTGACGATCAGCAGTACAAGGCTTTCATAGCCAAGGTCAAACAGCGCTGCAATGACGAAAAATTCAACACCAAGAAGACAAAGAATGCTGTCCTGTCAGCTCAATTACTCTATGAGGCTAGAAGCAAACAAGCCGATAAAAACGTTTTGAGTAATGAAACTTTGAACGCAATGGTCAACACTGTGTTTGAGGGACAAAAGCCTGGGTTCTTCTTCGGTTACAACGACGTTTCTGGTGCTGACTTCAGACAGGAGAAGAAGCTGGAATGGGAAGCACTGCCTCAGGCCGGATTCCGGACAAAAGCAACGGAAGCAGACAGGTTAAATGAAGTGAACAAAATCCGAGTTCAGCAACTCAACCTTCCGCCATTACAGAACCTCACTAAACGACAGTCGCAGCTTATTGACGCAAAGATTGGAGGAATTCCTTTGCCCACAGAACTAATGAATAGGGCTTACGCAGAGGCCAAGAGACAAGCTAAGAACGACCCCAAAAATCCTGCTGTCACAAAGAAAGCAGTCAACCTCATTGCCCTGCACATGGCGTTTGGAGAAAAGTAAATGCCGAATTCTTTCATTACAGACGAACAAGCAATTGAAACTCCGGACGGTTCTATGGAAGTTCCGGGAGAACCGACAACCCAATCTGTGGTTGCTCAAGAACCTACTGAAGGACCGACCGTTGAGCCGGTCAATCCGGTTTCAGTTCCTCCCGCCAAGCCGTTCAACCCTTACGAGATTATCGAGCGCGACGCGTATTCTGCTTCCCAATTTGTTCTCGGAAAGGATCCGGGGCGCACAGCGGAAGTCTTGGATATTTCCCGCCAGCTCGGAATTTCTCCGACAGAAGTGGATTCTGATTTTGAAGGATCGAAATACCGCCTTGAGAAACTTCGCACGGCCAACACCTTGAAGCAATCCCCCGGACTTTCTGACTACATAACGAATAATCCAGATAAAGCTCCTGTTCTGAAAAACGACCTTAAGCCGTTGACCAAGACGGACATTCTTCTCAACGAGCTTGCGGAAAAGATGGCCGCACGCAATCCTGCAGAGCCTCCGAAGTCTTTGACTTATGCAGATGAAGAAACCGAGTGGAAGCGGGAGGATGAAGACTATGAGCCCGAGGTCAAAACTCTTGACGGCTGGAGAGCCGGATATTTGTCTGGAGAACTGCAGAACGAGCAGGGCCGTATGTATGAGGATCTGCGCTTAGGCAAGATAACGAAAGACGCCGCTTTTGAAAAGCGTTCAAAAGAAATCGATGACACTCTGGCCGCAGTGGACGAAAAGTTCAAAGACTCTTGGCTGTCCTATCCGACCATGAAAACGATTGGGCAGATGCTCACCGTCAGCGGAGACACTGCTGCTAAGGGTGCTGCTCTCGGTATGGGAGCAGGCGCCTTGGGTTTAGGTGCCCTTGCATTAGCGGGCGCACCTGTTGCCGTCCCTGCTTCCCTTGGAGCACTTGGCCTCATGACAATGAGCGGCGCTGTCATGGAAACCTCAAAGGAGGTTGAAGGCGGTCTTGCTTACAAGGATATGCGGGAGGCGGGCATTGATGATGACGTTGCCCGAAGATTGTCCGGAACGGTTGGCTTTGTTAATGGCTCCTTGGAAGCCATCGGTGACGCCGTTCTCACGAAATTCGGAGGAAAGCTCTTAGGCATTACCGGCTTTAAGCAGATGTTCGGCCAAAAGGTCAAGGAAAAAACAATCGAGGCGCTCAAAAAGCCTACATTCAGAGCCGCGGCGGTTGATGTGGCCAAGGCTTTCACAACGGGCCTTGCAACCGAGGTAGGCGTTGAAGAGCTTCAGGAAATTTCAAACATTGTTGCCGAAGAGGCCGCCAAGAAACTCACAAAAGACGTGCAGTTTGATTCCATTACTCCTGATGAAGTAATGGATAGGTTGGCCGACATCGGGATTGAGACGATTAAAGGCGTCTGGGCACTGGGCCTTGCAGGCGGCGCAGTAGGTATGACGCGCCACATCTCTAAGATTAAAACCGCCCAAAGAAATCAGGAATTCTTCGAGAACCTTAACCAGATCGCTCCGGAAATAACTGCTCGAGAAACCGCACCCGGAGTTGTCTCCGAGGTCGTTCAGAACCAGGCAGAGAGCGCAGGCAAACCCACGATTTACGTAGATGGGGAAATGTTTGCGCAGACAATGCAAGAGAAAAACGTTCGTCTGGAAGACCTGAAGAAGATCAATCCTGAGCTAGGAAATGCTATTCAAAAAGCCGTGGCTTCGGGCGGAGACGTTGAAATCTCTACCGGAGACTACGCCGCCCATATTGCCGGAACTCCTTTCGGAGAAGCTTTGACTCAGCACCTTAGATTCAATCCGGACGAACTCAGTGCCTACGAAGCGAAAAAGGCACGCAAACTTGTCTCTGACTGGGTTGGCCAGAACGATTGGGATCTTTCAACAGAGGAAGGCAGGGAAGCGGCGACAAAGGAAATCAACCAAGCCGTAAACCAAGTTCAAAAGTCTAAGTATGCTCAGGCCTTCGATGACCTGACTAAGAGCATGACTCAAAGCCTTATGGCCAGCAGAATCAGTGGCTATCGAGAGGAGAGAATTGCAAGGCAATATGCTCGGCTGCAGGCGGCCAGTATTGTGCGTTTGGCCAAAGATGCCAATATCGCTCCGGAACGCATTGCGGAATTTGCGCCGAAGATTCAGTCTTCTGCTGGCATTGAACGAACAGAGCTGGTTCAGAAAAGAGCTGGACAGAAAGAGAATCCAGCAGTTTCCGCTCCAGAAAAAACGGCGGAACAAAAACTGAAAGAGGACAGTGATACTTGGGGAAAGCTTGTTGATGGATTAAAAGAAAAACCCACTCAGAACGTGGTGATGCTCAAGCAAACTCCGCTTGTAATGAAATTGATTGGGGCAAAGTTCTTAACGCTTCGGGCTACCCCTCACATGTTTGATGGTGCCCTGCCAGGAGCAAAAAAATCTAGTCCTTCTCACCATATTCATCCCGAGATTTCGAAACGAGTTTTGAAGCAAATTCCAGAAGCGCTGACAGATCCGATTGCAATTTTCAGAGATGATCGGAGAGAAAATACCTATCTCTTCATGCTTGACCTAAAGGCCGAAAATAATCAAAACGTTGTTGTGGCGGTTAAATTTAATGGCCCCGGAAGGCATGCTGAAATCAATTTGGCAAAAACCTCTTGGGGCCCTGAAAATACGCTGTACTTTCCGTTGCAGGAGCAAAATAACGCTTTGGTTTACGCTAATAGCCAAAAAATAAGTCGTTGGAACAAGAGCTCCGGCATCTATAGCCTTCGGGGTTCCAACGACTCAGGTGCTAGTGTAAAGACCGAGGCAGACCTAGTCAAGCTTCGGGAGCTGTTCTCTGGTTATTACCCAGGGCGAACGTACATAATTTTTA